ATGCCCTGGAATTCTTCAGACGCCTATCGGCACACGAAAAAGGCGACCTCGGCCGGCAAGAAACAGGTCTGGTCGAAGGTCGCCAATCGTGAACTCTCGAGCGGTGCGAGCGCAGGCAGCGCCATCCGCCAGGCGAACGCCGTTGTCGGCCGCATCAAGCGGCGAGTCGTGATCCGTGGCAAGCGCTGAGGCTTACTCGAGGAGCACTCCGACCGAGGCCGAATATCCGCCGGATCATCAAGCCGCGATGGAGGTCCCGAAGGGCGGATCGAATTGCGCGAAGTGTAAGTTTCTCGGCCGGGACCGAAAGAACTGCACGAATAAGTTTTTCATCAAGTGGCAGGGGCCGGACAAGCCGGCCGGCTCTTCCCTGATTCCGCTCTCCATCGATCGGTATTGCAGCGACTGGTTTATCGCGAAGTGAAGGAACTGGACCGCAAAAACTGGCAGCTCTACGAGGACGCTGAGGGCAACTGCATCTTTCCGATCCAGGGCGAGTCCAGTCCCGACTTTATCGTTTGGCTCGTGCACGGCAACTGTCGCGTTGCGCTCCAGATTCCCGGAGCGTACTTAAGGGGGCGATATGAGCAAAACACGCCGTAGTCTCGGGAAACTCTGGAAGCTGCGCATCGCCGCGCGGACGATGAACGGAGCTCCGTTCACGATCGTCTCGATGCCGTCGAGGCAACAGGAACGCGCCAAAGATCGCCAGGCCTCGCTCGAAACGGTGAATCAGCACTATGGCCCGGAGCCGCGAAAAGCTCGACGCAAGATCGCCAGGGCCTGGGCGAAGAAGCTGATGATCGATCGCCGGAAAGCCGCGGAATACCGGCGCCTCGAGCGCGATCGCCGTCAGCGCCTGCAGGAGCCCGCGGCGTGAAGATCCGATGGGGCAGCTGGTTCCGTGGGAGCTGCTCGAAGTGTAAAGCGAAGAAAGTACCGGTCAGGAAGCTCGGCTCCTCGCAGATCTGCATGGCCTGTGCGGAAGCGATCATCGAAGCGCGCGAGGGAGCGCCGGCGCCGATCGAGGAACCTCGTGAAGCAGTGGCTTAGCACATTAGGCGGCTGCGCCGCGCTCCTGGTTCTGGGGACGATGGCGATCGGCGTGATTCATCCGGATCCGCCAGTCTGGGCCCAGGGCCAGCAGCCCAAGCCGCTCGATGTAAAAGCCGAGGGCAAAGCCCCCATCCACATTCTCAGTGCGAACGAGGACGGCGAAGCCGTAGGCGAAGCGGTGACGTCGCCGCTTTTTGCGTTTCGCATCGAGGAAGGACATCTCGATCAGGCCGGGATCCTGGATTGCCGGCAGGAAACGGAGATGCGGCAAAAAGAGAGTGTCGATTATCCAGTCGTCGTTCTGAAATGTGGCGACACAAAACTCGCCCTGGTGGGCGTAGATCTCACGGTGAAAAAATGAAACTCCATACATTCGTGATGTTCGCAGTTCTCGCGACGCTCGCAGCGATCGCGCCAGGCGCCCGGGCCCAGGCTCCGAAAGGTACCATCCCGCCTCACCAGGCGACGCTGACCTGGACGAATCCGACCGATCCGACGGGAACGACGATCACCGGATCGAACGCCTACCGCTGCCCGGGGACCTGCACGGCGACGTCCGGGACTTTTGCGGTCCTGAATTCTGCGGCGATATCCGGGACGAGTTATGTCGATTCCGCGGTGCAATCAAACACGACATATTCCTGGTGCGTCACCAATCTTGTGACCCTTTCGACGGGCCCTTTCGAGACGGCGTGCTCTAACGTCGTGACGGCCACAATCCCAAAAGACGCCGCTGGCGTCCCGGCACTGAACCAACCCGTAACACAGTGACATGGGCGGCTTGTCCGCGCGGGGCGACCTGCACATAATTGCAGCATGGCGAAACAACGGAAATCGAAGGCTCGTGCGATCAACATCGCCGCGCAGCTTGCGGAGCTCCTGAGCCAGGACTCCGGCAAGGGCAATGAGGCGCTTCGCGAGGTCGCGGACCGGTACTTCCGCGCACATCGCCAGGGCGAGCGCGGATACAAACGGGCCGACGCGATTCTCACCGAGATCGCGAAGATCCTGAAGCCAGGCGAGGCGATTCCGCTGAACGAAAACGGCCGTCGCGCGGTCCTGGTCGACCAGTTTCTCGAGAAGGACGGCAAAACGCCGAAAGTCATCGTCTGGAATCCATGCGCCGCGCGGCGATTCAAGCTCGAGATCGTCGAGGCCTAAGACGCTTTTCGTTTTTCACGGTCCAGACCGATCCCTTCCCACACGTTGAACACGGACAGATCGGAACCGAGTTCGTTCGGCTTTCCGATGGCTCGGTCGTGTGGGTGTTTCGCGCTGAATGGCGACGGTTTCTCCGCTGGCTAGACGATGGCTTTTCGCAAGGGACAGAGCGGGAATACCGCGACGCAGTTTCAGAAGGGACAGAGCGGCAATCCGGGCGGACGTCCTAAGACGAAGATTTTCAGCGAGGCAATGATTCGCCTGGCCGAGCTTCCTCTCGCAGAATACAAGAAATTCAAACCGAAAAATCAGGCTGAGAAAGTCGCCAAGCGCGCGCTCGACGATGCCGGCAAAGGTATGAGCACGGCGCTGCGCGAGGTCCTCGATCGCACCGAAGGAAAGGTTCCTCTCCCCATCACCGGCGACAACGGCCCGATGGAGATGAATGTCCGAATCATTCACATCGGTCGATCTGGACATCGGCCTGCAGCCTCGACAGGTTGAGCTATGGGAACTCTGGGACGAGTCGCTCTACACCAGGATCGGATTCGGCGGCGCACGCGGCGGCAGCAAGTCGGGCGGCGGCCGGCGCTGCATGCTGCTCCGCCGGCTGAAGTATCCGCACACGACGGGACTGATTCTCCGGCGATCGATCAAAGAACTCGACCGAACGCACATCCTGCAGCTATTCGAGGAATTCCCGACGCTGCGGCCGTATTGGCGGGAACAGAAAAAAGTACTGATGCTCCCGAACGGAAGCCACTTGTTTTTCGGCTCCGCGCCGCATGCCAAGGATATGGCCGATTTCTACTCGGCCGAATTCGCGGACATCATGCCGGACGAGGCCCAGGAGTTTAGCCAGAACGAGCTCGAGCGGCTCGCCGGATCCAATCGCTGCACGACGAACAAAGAGATCCTGCCGAAAATGGTTTTTCCCTTCATGCCAGGCGTTTCCGAGAGCGGCCTCCCTCCGAAAGGCCTGCCCTACCTGAAGCGCGTATTCGTCGATCACCAACTCCGGGGCGAAGAGAGCTCTCACAAGTGGGCGTTTCTGCAGGCTTTCGCCTGGGATAACATCGAATGGGCGCGCGCCGAGCTCGAGCGCGACGGCATCAGCGAGGACGATTTCTATTCCTGGCCGGCGTCACAGCGGCAGGAGTACTTCCTGACGCGCACAAACTACGTCGGCCAAACTCTCAGGGGACTTACCGACAAAAATCTTCGCGAGGCCTGGCTCTTCGGAAAGTGGAAATCCTTCCAGGGTCAATATTTCTCGACCTTCGATTACAGCAGGCACACCGCGCCGGCGGCGATCATTCACGCGCAGCTGCAGCCCTGGTTTGAATTTTGGCTTAGCGGGGACTGGGGCGACGATCACCCGGCCTGCTATCACCTGCACTGCCGCGACGGCCGCGGACACATTTTCACGCTCCTCGAGCTGTGGGGCAGGGAAATCGGCGAGAAAGCGACCGGCGAGCAGCTCGCGGAGATGTGCGACTTCAAAAACCTGGGAATGAAAGCGGGGCCGATCCCCGTGCAGGTTTTTCCGCTCTCCTGGGATGCCTTCGGCAAGCTGAACAAAAAAACGCGCAAGTCGATCACGACGATGATCGGCGACGCGCTACCGCCAAACATTCCGGCGCCGACGCCGGCGGAGTCTTCGCCTGGATCGAGGATCAGCGGATGGCGGCTGATGGATCAGCTGATCGATGCCAACAAATGGACGATCTCGCGCGACGGCTGCCCGCGCCTGGTGGAGTGCATACCCACGCTCGTGCGCGACATGGAGCGCAATTCCGAGGACGTCCTGAAAGTGAACTACAGCGAGAACTACATCGGCGACGATGCGGCCGATTCTGCACGCTACGGCCTGCAGTACATGGTCCGGCCGGCGGAGAAGCCGACCGACGTCCGCATCGAGGAGCGCGTCGAGGCGATCAAAAAGCGCCAGGGCGGAGAGATGTCGGAGACACAGCGGCAGATGATCCTCGGGAAAATCGTGAAGGAAGAGCAGGCAAAGGAGTCCGGCCGGCCCTGGACGATGAAGATGCCCCGGAAGGGAATGCCGGCATGAGATTGTTCGCCGCCATCCGCGCGGACCTGGCGGACCTGAATCGCCGCGTCAATCCCTGGGGACTGATCCGCGAGGCCCAGAGCGACATCAAGACGCTGAAGGCCCAGGTCGCGGCCGAAGAGGCCATCTCGGCCCAACACGCCGCGGAGATCGAATTCCTGCGAGCGCGCCTGGCCTGGTATCAGCAGCTCGAGACTCGTGCCGATCATATCGAGGAGCAATTCCGAATCCTCTACGAGATTGAGCGCGGCCTCGAGGAAAAACAGCTGGCCAATGCCGGCCAGATGATCGAATTCGGCAACGATCTCGAAAAGCTTCGACTCCGCTTATCCGGGCCCGCAACCGATCCCAAAGACCAGAACCAAAGGCCGAAGCCCTGGCCGGAACGCCGGCGGGAGCTCGAGCGCGAGTACGCAACAAAATCCGCAGTCAGCGAGGAGAAACCCGATGCAGGTAAAAGTAACGCCTCTTAATCCGAATGCCGTGACGGGCGAATTCGAGGCCTCGAGCAACGTGAGCTATCCGCAGCTCGCCGAGGGGAAGCTGCGGGTCCGCGTCGCCTTCCTTCCCACGAACGAGCAGCAGCACGATCTCGTTGCGAAAATGCTGTCCGTTTCCGAGGCAAAAATCGTGCAAGTTTCCGCCGATCCTTTGCTCAAGATCGAGCGCGAAGTTCACCCGTCCCTGCCTCCCAAGGTTCACATGATGGGATCGCCTCTCTGGATGGACATTGAGATCGGGCCGCGTGCGCTAGCTCTCGACGCATCCTCCGGCGTCGAGGCATTGAGCGCCGCGCCCGGTGCGCCGGCGGCGTTACCGCCCGCAACCCCTTCGGGCGGCACCCCGCCGCCGCCGGCTAAAACGAAGTCTTCCAGGTCGCGAAAGAAAGCCGCCGCGCCGGCGCCGGCGGACCATTCCGCGAATCAAGCCGCCAGTGATACCGCCGACGATACTGCGGAAGATGGTACGGCCGACGAAGCCTCCGATTCTCCGGATCCCGAAACGGTCAACTAGCGACTAACGACCGCCAATTACCGCTAATTACCACCAATGGGCCTAACGATCGCACCTCCGCTGGCGGCCGCTTCCGCCGGCGGGACGAAACCACTCGATCCGAAGCTGGTCGAGAAACTCTTCCAGGCGCGCAACGTCGCACCGCTGGACGTCACCGCAAACGTCGCCGGCATTCCGAGCCCTGGCTCGTGCAATGGACTGATCGAGGACGATCCGAAGTACAAAAAGCTCGTCCCGGCTATGCGGATGATCATCAAGAGCCTGGCGACCGGGATCCTCGTCGCCCGACGATTTCAGATCTATCGCGTCGGCCGAGCCGAGCTCTACAACCTCGGAAAGCAGCAGAGTTTCTGGGCCGGCGCCGATGAAATGTGGATGGGCGTGACTTCGACCGGTTCGATCGTGCCGGCCGACTCGGCCGACGCCGAGGGCGAGAATTACACCCTTAATTTTTACAAAGGTTACTGCGAAAGCTTCGAGACGTCGGCTTCGCAGGCCGTTCCCTCCGTTCCTTTCCATCCCGAAGATGGCAGTCGTCGCCAAGATATCGAGGCGGCAAAGGCAGCGACCGACGCTTCGGAGTACATCTCGCGGCTGAACGATGCACCGATGCTGATGCAGCGTCTGGCTTATCACGGATTCAATAGCGGCCTCTTCGCGATGTACGTCCGATCAGTGACGGATGGCCAGCGCTTCGGATTTGAACCGGACGAGGACGGCAATCCGACCGACGTTCCGAAATCCCGCGAGATCGCGAGCGTTCACGGGGCGCTCGACATTACGGTCCCTATGTGGGCCGACAATCAGAGCGAATGCGATTACCTCTGCTGGCACCTGGACATCCCGAAATCGCTTGGCAAAGCGACCTATCCCTGGGCGGCGACGAAGATCGCGACGACCGGAACTCTGACCGATGATGACCTGCTCGCGCGGCTTTTCCGCATGGCGGTCCGCGGAAATATCAAGCCGACCATGCCGGCCGACGCGATGGAAGACATGGTCACGCTGCTGCGGATCTGGGTGCGGCCGTCGCGCTATTGGGAGATCGAGGACGAAGAGACGCGGAACATGCTGCTCGAGAAGTTTCCGAAGGGTTTCGTTTCGCACTGGTGCGGCGGCGCCTACTGCGCATCGATGAATGAGTCCTTCGACGATCATTGGGTGATCGAATGCGCTTCCGAGGGCCGCGGCATGGCGCGACCTGGAATCGGCGATGCCTTCCTCGAGGTTCAGGATCAGATCAACGTCCTCTCGAACCTGTTCCATCAGTACCTGGTCTATGGGATCCCGCCGATCTTCCATGAAGCGAAGGCCCTCAGTCGCGAGGCGCTGAAAGACTGGACCGCGGCGCCGGCGCAGTTCTGTCCCGTGAACATGCGCGAAGGCCTGGACGACATCCGCAAACTTTTCTGGAATCCGACGCCGGCGCAGGTTCCCGAGGCGCTGATTCAACGGCTTGACGCTCTGGCCGGCGCGATCGGTCAATTCCTCACCGGGATCTATCCGGCACTGATCGGCGCCGGCCTCGAGGGAGCTGCTCAGGAAACCGCCAAGGGCATGCAGATCCAGTTGAACCAGGCGATGGGGCGCGTCGCGCTCTTCTACCGTCGCATGCGCTCGGTTTATCAGCGCTCGATGCTTCTGGCGGTCCGGGAGTTTTCGCGCAACCGCGAAAAGGACGTCACGCTCTCGAGCGCCGATCCGACGAAGAAACCGCGGATGATCAATCCCATCGCCATCCGGCAAGGCAATTTCAACGTCTACCCGGAGGCCGACGAAGGATATCCGGCACTCTACAGCGACAAGCGAGGCCTGCTGCAGCAGTTGATGGCACTCGCCGCAAAGGATCCGGCACTGGCAGCGGCTCTCGACGATCCCGCAAACCAGGCCTGGATGAAGGCGGTATTCGGATTGTCGGAGCTCGTGCTCGCCGGCGAAAGCTCCCGCCAGAAGCAGCTGAAGGAAATCGACGACATGATTCGGGGCGAGGAAGTCGTGATCGGCCCGCTCGATCGCGATCAGATACACCTCGACACGATCACGGAATGGTCGGAATCGGAAGCCGGCATGGCAATCGAGCTCGAGGATCCGGATGCATTTGCTCGCGTGATGGCGCACGCCGCGCAGCATCAGGAGCGGCTTAAGGCGAATGCCACGCCGCCGGCGAAACCGATCACTGAATCCGTCACCGTCGCTTACAAGGATCTCGAGCCGCCAGCAAAGGTCCAGGTCCTGGCAAAGATCGGAATCACCATCACCGTCGAGGAGATCGCGGCCCACCAGATGGCCGAGGTTTTGAAAGAGCGAGCGAAACAGCCGGAGCCCGCGGCTGGCCAGGAGATGGCACAAGCGGCTTAGTGCATAACTGCATAAACGGATTTTGGGGAAGGGAAGGCCCGCTAATCGCGGGCCTTTTTCATTTCAAAGGGGGAAAAAGAAATGGCCACATCAGTGAACCATCCAGGCGGCGGCGCCGGAGCCGGAGCAGGAGCTGGATCCGGATCGGGCGGCGAAGGCGCTGGTCTCTACAGCGCAGGAAACAGCGATCTCGACATTCTCGACGGCTTGGCCGAGGAAACGCTTGTCGAGGAAACCGAGAACCAGGGCGGCGAAGGCGCCGGAGCTGGTGAGGGAGCTGGCGGCGGGGAAGGCGAGGGCGCCGGAGCTGGTGAAGGCGAAGGAGAAGGCGCGGGCGCGGAAACCGTTCCGGAATGGCTCGAGGGAGCGCCGGAGGAGCTGAAAGGCCTGCTCTCGGCGGGTAACGTCAGCGCGGCCGCGAAGGAATTTCTCAAAAAGACCTACGAGGAATTTCTCGGCCTCAAAGACGGACTGAGCGGAGATCCGGAGGTCGCGGCCGAACTCACCGATCTGTTTCCTGGTGGGATCGAGGACATTCGCGCCGCACACGAAAACGCGCAGACGCTTCAGCGCGAGATGACCCAATTCGAGAGCGGCGATCCCACGCAGCAGGCGGAGATGCTATCCAGTTTGCTGCAGCAGAACGCCGACGCTTTCGTTTCGATGGTTCCGGTAGGCCTGGACCTGCTGAAACAAACGCTCCGCGACGACTGGACGCAGATCGCCTCGGGGATGTCCCGCGAGTACCTCGACACAATCACCGACGGGAAATTCGGAACGTTTTTCGACAACCTGGTCACGCTCGGCTCGAAGTATCACGAGCTCTCCGAGGCTAATCCGGACGAAGCGGCGAAGTTTGCCGCGAAGCTCGGCGGCGCCGCGCTGCAGATGGCGGACTGGTGGACGAGCGCGAAACCAAAGCTCGGCTACGACAAAGCGGCCGGCGAACGCACCGCCGGGGCCGCGCCTGGCGCGCGCACCGTCGCCGGGGCTCGCACGACCGAAATCAACGATGGCGAAATGCGCGTCGCCATCCGTGAGGCGAATCTCTTCGAGCAGCAGCTTGGCCTCCATCACGACAAAGCAATCAATCCAATGATCTCGAAATCGATCGCGAGCGAAATCAAAGCTCGAGGAATGACGCTGTCGAACGGCTGGCAGCAGAAGGTCCTCGCATCGGTCGCGAAGGCCATCGTCAAAAACCTCCAGGCCGATCGCAGCTTCCAGGCCAAGCTCACCCGCGAATATCACCGCGGCGACTCCAAACGGCCGCAGAACTGGGATCGCAGCGATCGCGTCCTGAATTCCCTGATCAATGCCGCGAGGGCGCGCGCGGAGAAGCTCGCTCCCAGGCTCGTCAAACGCGCGCTCGACAACCTCGCCACGCTCACGCCGGGCAAAAAGACGGCAGCTGCAGGCGCGGGGGATCCGGCCGCGGGCCGGCGCTCCGGAGCGCGCACGCCGACGTCGACGCCTGGCGCGCTGAGCGATGCCGATCTGAAGAATTCGGAGATCTCCGATGGTGATTTACTCGCGCGGCTGACCGGAGTGCCGAAGTAACGATTTTCGGTCCGCCCAGGGCGGACGAAACGAACGAAGCGAAGCGCCGCAAGCGCTAACAAAGGAGAAACACAATGTCTCAGCTAACAGGCGCTGGACTTTTAGGCGCTCAATTCGAAAAGGTCGACAAGCAGCTCTATAAGCTCTTCGAGCGCGCGCCGATCTTCTACAACCTCATCCAGAAGCAGGCGCGCACCGAGGAAGTCTCGATGCGGCCGTTCCGTATCCCGCTGCAGCTCACCATGTCGGGCATCGCCGGCGGCTACGATCCGGACGGCGGGGACATGGGCCTCGGCAACGGGCCTGTGATCGATCACGCTGAGCTGACGCCGATCTATAACAAGATCGCCGCGCGTCTCACGCAAAAGTCGATCTACGTCACCGACTCGACCGACAAGGCCCTCGTCAAAGCGGCGAACCTAGTGATCGAGGACACGCTGAAGACGATGCGGCTGTACCTCGACCAACTCGCCCAGGGCTCGGGGAATGGCCAGCTCGGCGTGATCCAGTCCGTCGCCGGCGCCGTCGCGACGATGGCTATCCCGAACGGCTCGATCGGAATTTATGACGGCGAGCAGGTGAACATCGTCGATCCGACGTTCACTTTCCTGCGCAACGTCGGCGGCCCGCTCACGATCGCCAATCACGACCAGGTCGAGAGCAACACCGTTACCTTCACGGCGCCGTTGCCTGGCACCGTCGTCGCGGGCGATCTGATCGTGGATCCCTTCGTAACGCCGGCGAATCCCTTCTCCCTGAACGGGATCAAGTATCACCAGAACAACGCCATCACCGGCGCCTGGCAGAACCTAGATCGCTCCGCCTATCCCTACCAGCTCCGCACGACCCGAGTGAACGGCGGAGGCTCGAACCTGATTCACATTCACATCATGCAGTGCCTGGCGAAGATCGAGAAGTCGATCGGGACCGACCAATTCGTGCAGGGCAAGTACGTCGCCTATTGCAACACCGAGCAGAAAATTCAGTACAAACAGCTGGGTATCAACGTCCAGAACATCATCAAGGCCTCGCCCGAGGGGAATACGAAAGACCTCGACGTCCTCTATAGCGGCGACATCGCCTTCGAGGGGATCAAGCCGAAGATCTCCGTCCATGCCGACCAGACGCGAATCGACTTCCTCGATATT